ATTATCCTGGTTGGATACTCTAAATTCATAACCATCAGAATTGTTTTGTTCTCCTATAGGGAAAACACTATAACTTTTTAATATTCCTGTAGATATCCTTCTTTTATCATTATTAGTTCTAGGAACTCTTACTATTTGATAGGACTCTATTTTATTTAATAATGTAGGACAAGTTGTAAAATCTAGTGTTATCTCTATACCTAAGTCACATCCATATGTATAATGAGGACTAGCACTACCTAATCTATTACCATCTACAGCAATAGGAAAGTAGTCTAGATTAACAGCACCGCCTTCTTGATTAGCTACAACAGTAGTACTATCATCTACGTCAGAAATATCAGGGAACTTAATATCTCCTATGTATTCTACAAAAGAAGCTTCTCCTTTTTTATTGTAGAATATAACACCAAAACGATATGTTTCTCCTCTTTTATATCCTCTTACTAAACCACTTTTGTAAGGAGATGCATGTGAGGTAAAGCTATTATTAGGATGACTGTATCCATCATTTAAAGTAATAGTTTCAGTTGCTCCATTGATTAATGAAGAATAGTTAGGAGAGTTTAGACCATCTATTCTTTGTCTATTGATAGTAAACTTATATTTTAAGTTTGGAGTAGCTCCATCAGATTGTCCTCCTAAAGTAGTACCATTAGCTTGGTACTTGTACTGTTCGTTCTCATGCCATAGGCCTTCCCAATGTCTATCTAGATTGTACTGTAAATTAAACTCAGTATTCTCAGTACTTCCAGTAGGTTTTGCTGATGAGCTATTATATCTATAAGTATGAAGGTCTAAAGTTTCCCCAGGTTCTAGTAAGTCTAAAACACTAAAACTACTTGACTTTATATTAGCTACTACTAAAGAGTTATCTTTGGGTACTAGGGTTTTTACAGTTTTAAAAGGGTATTGCTTTATTCCAAACTCTTCACTTGTTAAAGTACTAATTGTATTTTCTGCTCCTGTGTAGGTAAATGTTTGTGTTCCTGAAGCATCTAGATTAATTGTTTCTACGCTGCTTATTTCTGCCGTACCTGTTAGTGTTTCATAAAATAAAGCTACTAGTTCTATTTTTTGAAAGTTTGTCAGATACGATGATACATCCACAGTTAGTACTATACTTTTATTAGTGTTAGTACTTAATGGGTCTCCCATATAGTTATCGCTAAGCTGTGTTGCTTCACTATCAGAAACTAAATGAAAGATGTTACTAGGAGGAGATATTAAAGTTTGTTTACCATCTTCAGTTATTAGCCTATAAGCAAATTGATACATACCTGTAAGTAAAGTACCTCCTGAAGTTGTGTTTATTATTAAAGGCTGAGTATAATCTACACTTGGAAATATGTCCACACTTCCTAAAGGAGTTGTTAAAGGAGATAATGGATCATTTATTGGCTGAGCTATATTTAAAGAACGAAGAAAGTTATTGTAGTCTGTCCAGTAAATTCTTTGCGTATCGTCGTTCTCGTATCTTCCTTCTGCCTCTATAGGATTATTCTTACTAAAGTTTAATCCTGCATTAAAGTATGCTAAAACAGGATTCCCAGTACTAGTAGTTATGTTTCTAGTTTTCTCATCATACGTTATGTAGTATATCCAACCATTTGTATTAGAATCATCTGCACAAAATAAAACTACTATATTTCTAATAGTACATACTCCTATTATTTCTTTAGTTCCTGTAGCTCCTGCTTGGTCAATAGTAAAAGACTGAGAGTTTCCTTCTATGTTTGTGAAAGCACCATTAGATTCTCCGTCACTAGTAGTTATCCTAATGTCTTTAGCATCTATATACTGTTGGTTAGGTATGCTATCATATGCAGCATCCTGGTTTAATCCTCCATATGTGTTTATATGTTGTTGCATTAAAGAGTAGTAAATGTTGTTTGATTACCGTAACTAGTTCCTGTTGCTGTAGTAGTAAAGGCTCTTACATAATAAGTAGTTCCTGATACTAGAGCTGCTAAGTTGCTTGTAAATGCTCCTGGTGCAGATAGTGTACCTAAACCACTAACTGAGTCAGATGTAGTAGGGTTTCCTGTAGTGTTCCAGCAATGGCCGTGATTAGTGATAGAAGTAGAACCATATGAAGTTACCTGGCTAGTTACTGAAGCAGTAGTGGCAGTAATAGCAGTGGCATTGCCTGTTACAATTACAGGAAGTACGTTTGGATTATTAGAAGCTAAGTTATTGCTGCTTTGGAAACTCTTCGCAGTTTGCTGGTAGATAGGACTGCCGTCAGCTTTTAGTCTAAACTTACGCTGTTCAGGTATCTGCATGTTAGCAAAGAAAGAAGCATGGTCTTGTATAGTAGGAATAGTCCTTACCATTATGTTCTTGTAAACCTCTGCTTCATCAACACCGTTAGGTTGTCTAGCATAGTTTACAGCTTGTGCAAAGTACCAGTCTCTATCTCTTTCTATAATCTGATACTTGTCTCCAGCTATTTCGTTTCTTATCCAAAGTTTTCTAGCTATTTTATGAGCGATGTAGTGGGCTCCTGCTTCTAACCATTGTTGTTCTGCAGGAATAGTAGGGTAGCCACAATCATCTGTTGGTATAGCTTCATAAGATATTGCTACCATACCTTTACTGAAAGAAGGGAATATAAATCCTTGGCCAACAGTATAAGTGTTTCTAGATTGAGTAGTGTAGTCTCTATCATCTTTGTGGTAGCGTAAATGGAAATTATCAGTCGACCATCTCATAGGAATAAGGGTTCCTCTACCGCATGCTGCGTCTTCTGTATCCTTTGCTCCTTCTACTTGAGCAGTTTGTTTTATTTTATAGAGGTCATTGGGTAAGTCTGCTCTACCGTCACAAATGTCTAGGTAGCAAACTTTATCCTCCATAACTACACCAGCATTGGTATGGGCCATAAATTCAGCGAGCCATTCTAAAACTTCTTCATCATTGATATCATACTTGAATCCGAAGTCTCTGAATACCTTATCTACAACTGTTTTATATGAGACTGTATTTCCTGAGTACATTGTTTAATCTTTTAAGTATTGTGCAAGCTTCTCTATCATAGATGGTTCTTCCATAGGATTACTTTCATGAATGCTTTTTGTGCTTTCATATTCCCACTTATCTCCATCTTTATAGGACTTTTCTACACATTTAATAAAACCATTGGAAACCTTTTCTACTTTAGTACAAGTATAGCTTCCATCTTCGTTTTCTACTTTCTTGGTCCACATAGTGGTTCCATTAGAATCTGTTTCTTCCATAAATTCATCCATAATAAAAAGTTTTTCTATTGGGATCCTTCACTACCTCAGCAATCATTCTAGAGTATCTTCTAGAAGGACTAAAGTTATAGAACCTATGGTACTTAACAGTTGAGGTTAGAGTATCCCAATGGTGTTTGTAAAATTCTTGGTTTGTATGATTGTTTAAAAAATAAATAACTTTCTTGTTTTTTAATGCTACTATTTCATCTCTTGTTAAATCTTTATAAGTATCCTCCCAGTATTTCCATGTCTTTTCCCAATCTACTTTTAAAGACTTTTGTCTTTTTCCTTCTTTGTTGAAGAATTTAAGCTTTTTAGCTTGTACTCTAACATATCCTAAACATCCTAGCTTTAATGACATATTCTCTTTTACAATAGCTTCGCTATAAGCTTTGAGCAATTGTTTTAAGAAAGCATCATAAGTCTTCCTATCTACTTTAGGATGCTTAGCTTTTTTGTTATAGAAAGAAAAGAAATGCCTTTTGTATATATCTCCATTGGTTTTTCCTTTTCCTCTTTTTAAATATGTATTACTTCTTTGCTCCTCCACCTAAATCTGTTTTAGTATCCTTAGCATCATTCTCACCATCTTGTGGGATTTGCTGCTTTTGGAGTAGTTGTTGTACAATCTGAGGTTTGATATATGCCCACATCCATTGGTTAAGAGGATATATATCGTACGGGCTCCAGCATGCTTGGCCAGAACAATCTGTAAACTCTCCTAATTTAGAAGGGTCTTCGAATATGCCTCGTACATTAATAAATTTTAAAATC